ATAGATAAACATAAATACGAATCTAGAATTAAATCGATGTGTAGAGTGTTAGATGTAGATATACCGAAATTATCAGGAAAACACAAGTATACATCTGATCCAGAAACGAACTCTCTCGTTGGTGATGATGGAGCAGATTCACACTATGGATGTAATAAAGAGTATGTTTGTTCTATTTGTCATTCATGCAATAAAAAAAATCCGGGAGCGTGTCAAAACCTCCCTTGGTGGTTAGGGGGTACAGAATGTGAAAAAACTAGTAAAAAAGCTTCCAGAGTTAGTTGTAAATGCTGTCCTAGAGAACTCCTAGATTATATATTGGTTTCCAAGAAATCTCACCTGTTAAAATCAAATTCCCGAGTAATACTTCTTAAGAGTCCTAAAAAATTCAAGGTTGGATTCTGGAGATTAAAGGAAAATATGATGGTAAATCCAGATTTTTGCACAACAGACCTTTCCGACCATTATCCATTATTAGGCGAATTTGAGTTTCTCATATAATCTTAACTCTAAAAAGAATTAAGATTTAATTTATCTAGATGGATATTCATTAATGTAATTCCATATGTATTTGGTGGATGCCACAAAACCTGCGGTGGTCATCCCATTCCCAATAGCGGTAGCTACAAATGTCGCCGAACTTATAGAAGTATATGGAGTTGGAAAACCATGTGTTGCTGGTGTTGTAGATGGATTTCCTAAATTCACACGAGATGAGAATGTTAGATCCACCGCCGCAATTGATTGAGATCCGGTTGGCGGAGCCGCTAAACCGTATCTACCACCTATATACAGAGAAAGTGTATCTACAAAGTTGTATACACCCGCGAGTCCCGAGGAGGGTGCTGGGGAGGTAAATACTATAGTACCAGCAGTTTGTGCTGCATTTGTGAAGTTAATTTCTACCAAAGTTCCGTATCTAATGTTACCAGCTCCACTTTGTTGACTAATAGTAACACCTGGGACGGCCGCTGTTGTAGTTCCCGTCCCTTCTTTGGTATTAATGGTCGTACCTGAAAAGTCAAAAGTCCATTTGTTGATTTGCTCGTTTCCTACCAACCCCGACGAAGCAGGACCAACCCCGTTAGCGAATGGTATTAATACTCTGTAAGGATCCAATGCTACATATGGATCTCCGGGAGCACCACTAGGATAAACTACAATAGAATCTGGCGCATTAATCAAATCTGTGTTAGCTCCCTGATTTCCCGACGATTTAATTACGACTGCTATTTTATGAAATTCGATCCCCGCATTGAAATTTTGCCCAGTAGTCGTGTATACTCCAACACCACCATTTGGATTGTGTGGAGGTACACGTAATCTAGTTACTGTTACTTTCATACCAACCATTGCTTCGTTGATTTGAGGAAGTCTTACTTCCGTCCAAAACCCATTAACACCGGCACCATCAAAGTTTGCACCCTGACTCCCTGTTACGCTACCACCAACATCTATTAATAAATGTCTAATATTACCATCATTGTACCAACCCCTCCCGATAGTTGGAGCCGCCGAGTTATCTTGATAACCCCACGAATGTGAACCCTGGTTTGTAGGCCATAGATAGTTGGGTAAGGAAGCCTGACCGAGACCCATAGACAAACTTGTACCACCCCAAGAACGTGAATTAGGATTGGTAGAGGTACCTGGTGCATTAGCAGCTGTCGGCATCCAATAATAAGTATTTTGTCTTATGTTATCACAATACACATTACCACTGCCTCCCTGACCCGCGGCGAAATTCACTTCATTTTTGCGAGATACATTAACATTCGTGGGCTGCGCGCCAACACTAGTAGTACCCCATCCATATTGCCCCAACAGCAAGTTAGAATCCGGGAGGGGATCATTACTATATATTGGGGTAGTTGATACTCCCCCACTCTTAGGTAAGATAGCTAAACCACTTCTAATTACACCCCCGATGCCACTGCTATTTGCCCCGGTAGCAATATGACCTAAACGAGCCTGTGGTGTACCTTGAAATAAAACAATCTGGGTACCTTGGTTGTCATAATTAATACCGGTAGAAAAATTACTATCGAGGAAGATAGCTGGATTGTTGTTTGACAATGAGTTAACAGTTATTTCGCCGCCATCTCCATCGGCTGTCATTTTAATACCATTACCAGCGGAACTATTATTTACATTTACAATTCCATTTTGCGTCGCATCTGTGTTGAGTCTCACTACATTATTAGCAGATGTGTTTTTGACTTGTATATCTCCACCATCCGCGTTAGCTGTTACGTTTACACATATATCATTAGCGCTGTTTTTTACTTGTATGTCTCCAATGCTACCACTCGCATCACCCACGGATAATACTCCATTAGGACCATCTAGTGTTATGTTGTCAATCCAAGTTGGAACACCCGCACCTGTTGTAACAGAAAACTTGGTATTCGCTTTGACACCATTAACAGCAGATAGATTCAATATTTTACCATTGAGTGAATTTGGAACCGAAGCCACACCGCCAGCATTTATACTAATGTTTCCTTCCTCAGTAGATAGAAATACTCCCCCGTCCCCTGAAGATGTACCTGTTGTTGTTTTTAGGTTTATTCTACCTCCTTCTGTTTTAGCTACGATATTTCCGCTAAAACTACTTGGATTTGTACTTAAGTTGGTTGTTTCTAGTAATATTGATTCATTTGTAAAAGTATTACCATAACCACCAACAGAATTTAATTTTATTTGTGTTAGATTTGTCGATGTCGGCTTGGTAGATGTTAAAAATATATTACCATCCTGACTATCAAGTGTTATATTTCCACCGTTGAGAGCTTGAGCAGTATTTTCACCTCTAGTTTCTAAGTTAATACCTCCTTTATTGGTTAATATATTAATCGAGCCCTCGCCGGTAGTATTTTGAGACCTTATAGATTGAAGATTTATATCGCCATCTCTTGTTTGTATTACAACTGGGGGATTGGGTGTTACCCCAATTTCTTTAGTTTCTAAGAAAAATTCTTGGTTATTTCCAGAATTTGGTAATTCGATCTGTAATCCAGATTTACTTAGTAAAAATTGTACCTGTTCTGTGCTATCAGAAACATAGTTTATTTGAGTAGTTGCGTTAGGGAGTGCAGAGCCTTGCCCTGCTGTGCTCCCGATGATTAAAGCATTTTGATCCGGCCCAAGCGGTGGGCCGCTTGGTAAGTTTTGACCTCCTTTGTAAAAACCATACAATGGAGAGCTTTGAAAAACACTCTGCGCACCCGCAAACTGTATAGAATTAAGAGGTGCACTTGAACCAGAACCACCACCACCTGCCCCTGCTAAATCCACCCAACCTCCGGTTTTATAACCATAAAAAGATGTGGTTGAATTTTGAACTGCCCCAAAAAAGATATCTCCATCCTTATCCACTGACGGGTTTGGAACGTATCCCGTTTGCCCAGTGGAAGTGAGTGCCAATACAAACGGTTTTTGCGTATTGTCTGTGATCATAGAATTATCTAATACCAAACCATTTTGAACATATAACTGCCCGTCGTTAATAAAACCACCGTTTCCATCACTTAATTGTACAGCTCCATTAGATCCGCTACTTCTAGTATCATTCCCGGGTAATGGGAATGTCCCTGAAGACGTTAAATTATGAAATTCTCCTGTCACGTTGACCTGTGTTGTGTACAACGTCGGACGATTCAGAGTTGATCTTAATATACTCATTTTTTATTAATGCATCTTTTTTTAATTTATGAATCTGATGCAAATTTAGTATCATAATAGAAAAGGTTAAACCCATTTATTATCACGTTTAAAATACGAAACTAATAATAAATGTGTATTATTTCCCATGTAAATGAGGATTGTTTGACTTTGATTACAAGTTTTTTAACAATGAAAGAAACTCTCCTGTTAACGATGTGTGATAATAATCATCGTGATTTTTTAATGAATCAAGAAACAATTTGGGAACATTTTATATCAATACCTAGACCTCTCTGGATACCAAATTACTACAGTTTTGCTTTGAAAATATTTAATAAATCCTCGTCAACTTGTACGAAGTGCAATCAGCGTTTATCTAGATTTTGTGTATTGATAATTTGCGATTGTACTGTAAATTTTGAAATCAATACATTTTTTCCCCGATGGCATTGGAATTGTGTTGGCGAAGAACAAACTCGCATGCGTAGAAGTGTTGGTAATTGTCCTTGTCCAATATGTGGAAAGAATAGTATGTATGTTCTTGTCACTAGCTATCCTTGAATGAAAAAGTATTTCCACAACCACATGAACTAGCTGAGTTTGGATTTTCGAACACAAATCTGGACCCCATAAAATCGTCAACATAATCTATTTCCGTTCCCATTACCAAAAACATAGACTTGCCACATATAAGAAAAGGAATTTCATTACAAGAGACCAATTCGTCCATGTTATCTCCGTGTATCACTTCTTTTACGGGTTTCATGACATACTTGAATCCATTACACCCACCACCTGTAGCGCCAAAAAATATAGCTTGGTTGTTACCTATTAGTTTTTTTAATTGTCGCGTTGCTTGGGAAGTGACTTTTAACATTTTATTTCAAAATATTTTTCTTAAATAAAATGTCTTATGCAAATTTAGGAGAACTCGGAACAATGGCACAAAGTTTTCACTTTGAAGTCACGCCCGCTAAAAAACACTGCTCAAACCCAGCTCGCGCGAGTAATTGCGTGTGTAATGCTGGGGGTGCCGGAAAAACTAACCCCCCAGATGGTGTATGCCAACAATGGTCGGAATTCAACTGCCCCAAGCTTAGTAAATTCTGCTGTCCTAAAGGAACAGTTGGTCGTCCTAAAGTCTACGAGAATGGATATAGATTCATGTGGTCTAATCCGGTACAACACTTAAAACCATGGCCACCGTGCACGGGTAAGCCCCGTCCTGATTCCAATATTTCGCACACATGCGAGGATATGAGCAAATTCGAATGGACAAATATTTGCCCAGGACCTAACGATCCAATGCGCCCACCAGTATTTTAATCTTATTTCAAACGAATTAAGATTATTACTTACAAATAGGACCCGCTATGGTCATAAATAGACAAACAATAGGGAATACAAATGTTGCCAAAACCAATATTTTATAAGGTACCCATAAAGAATAGCTAAAACATTTGAAACATTTACTTTCACGATACTTATCTTCCAATAATGCCCGATTTTCTTTATAAGAGACGTATATATTGTCGTAAATATCTTCGGCAGCGCCAGGAAGATAGTTGAAATACATTTCTTGAAATTCATTGTCGAGCTGCATCAAGAACTCCATAGCGAGTGAATTAAGAATCATATTTTGAATATCGTCCTCTACAAACACGATCCATAGATTAGCTCCATACACTATTAAACTAAACAAAAACTCTTGAAAAGTATCGATGATAGCTGGGATATTGTCTATCCTGTTCATTTTTTTCAAACCTATACGCGAAGTTAAGCTATCCCAAATAAAAAAGCTTCTCACGAAGTAAATAATACCAGTGGCGGCGATAATAAGTTTATTTTCAATACTACTTTTATTAGGACAATAAACACCGTCGAAAGCATTAATTTCGTGGGCGATCAGTCCGATATAAAGCATCCATTGGCTGATAAAAATTAGAATAGGGAGAGCAAAAAACAATGAGAAAATATGAGAACAGAATACCTTATTAGTTTTCTTCAATTCTTGATTTTTATAACCACGGGTTACATGATAAGCAAATAAACTAAACATCCCGAGTCGGGGATCTGCCAATACTATTTCACGTTTTTCGTCTGCTTCGATTTCAGCATCCCATTCTGTTGGTGTTGAAAAACCAGGCGAAACTTTCTTGGTATGCTCTCCACCTAAAAGTAGATGATCTAACAATTTAGATCGTAGATTTTTAAAAATTAAAATACAACTGTTCCACATATTTCTCCTCTCATATTTCTCGACAAGTGGTTTAAAATCCTCTCGTCGAGTATCAAGTGTCGTAGGCCGTCCCTCCTCGCTCACCTTGATAGAATACGTTATCTTATCCATTATTAATTATTTGTTTTGATTATTTAAATCGTTAGAAACCTTCTCGGATGTTATAGACTTATACATTGAGTAAAGGAGTTTCATCATGATTATTTTTTTTATAACACGATAATAATAACGAACCCCACCCAAGTATGCATAAAATAATACATATGATAATTATCCAAAATATATTACTCATTATTAATTATTTGTTTTGATTATTTAAATCGTTAGAAACCTTCTCCGTTGCTCTAGACTAAATATTCTTAATACTTGAAGTATTAAGAGTTTATAAGTTATTTTCAATAAATTCCTCCACTTCTAATAACGTTTCTTGTATTTCTAGTGGTAGGAATTGTTTCATTTCATGTGTAGTGACCCATCTTACATCCCCAACTTCTTCTGATATGTAAGAACGAAGTCTTGTCTTTTTATAAAAGGGCTTCAAATGTTCTTTAGTCTTTGCTAACCAACATTCTACGCACACTTCACGAAACCCATAATCTAAATTATAGAAAAAGGGTCGTGTGTTAATTATTTGGATTCTGGAACTAACAAAACCCGTTTCTTCTTGCCATTCTCTGACGGCGCAATCAAAACCAGATTCTTTACGTTTCCTCCGTCCTTTTGGGATTCCCCATTCTGATTCGTTATTTTTTGGCGATTCTAATTCTGGTGTATATTTTTCCAAGAGCAATTTATAATTATGACGAGCCTTATTTCTCTCCGTTATATAAATACGATCGCTCTTGTCTATGAACAAATCTTCCCATATTTCCTCGAAAGGGTTAGATAGTATTCTTTCAGCTTCGTGTGGTGTAATTCTAGATATTTTTTGACGAATTTCTTCATCAGATAACTTATTAGAAAACCGCAGAAGTTGTATAAAAGCTAACGTGTCTCTCCTCTGAATGATTAGGAATTTCGCTCTCCGATTGTCTTCTTGATTAAAGACGATTATACCATGCGAGTTATACATATTTATTATCTCCGATAGAATTTTAGATCTTTTTACCATCCCAAGTAACTTCGGCTTGTGGGGGTACAAAAATGGCATGTTTGGTATGTCTATTGAGATAAATCAAATCTATTTCGTTGTCTTCCATCCTAGCCATAGGAACTATCATTTTGTGACGGATAACATACAAACTCTTATATACCGGTTTGACTTTTTTAGTCATTTCCTCTAAATCAATAGCTTTTGCTCGTACTTCTTTGGTAATATCATACATTTTACCACCACGCGAAGTAGTATATGACAATTTACCATTTTTATCTCTTCCGAGTGTAATTTTTTCCATTTATTAAAAAAATTACCGATTTAAATTTATTATTTCATTGGAATAAATATTTTGAAAAACACATCTCGCGTTTACATATGTCTACTGGTGTTGGTTTTTCGTTCTCATCAGTGTAGGTTGTAAATCCTTGTGAAGTTGGTTTCCCACATACACAGCAACTTTTACAACCTTCTTCGCCCATTGAAAATGACGCGGTGGTGGAATCATCTTCCGAACCCACAGGACCGGCGGCCCCTGTCTCTTTGAATTCTTCGTCGTCGTCGTCGTCGTCGCTACCAAATAAATCTTCATCAATATCCAAATCTTCATCTTCATCATCATCATCATCGTCGTCGTCGTCGCTACCAAATAAATCTTCATCATCGTCATCATCCACTTCTGGTTTATTCTCTTCTATATAATCTTTGACTGGTTGTAAATCTAGTAAAAATGTTAACGCCCATTTTCCATTGTTCTTGAACCTCAAATCCTTTTTATTTCTAATTCTCCTAAACCAACGCTGAATTTTTTTGGTTCTAGAATTATCTTGAAGTTTGTACAGAGACGATAGAATTTCGTTCTTCTCCTTGATATCTCGAATAGTTTCTGATGTAATATTTTGTATCAAATCTCGAAACTCGTCGGAAAAACGATTTCCGGAATACGGATTCAAAAATACCCCAGAACTACCAGTTAACTTATCGTAAAGTTCTCTCAAATCAAAGCAATACAGTACTTTCATTGGTTTACCAGTCGAATCCTGACTTTCTTCTAAATATAAAATAGAGTGTTGGGATCTATCATCACATGAAGTATCTAGGATTAAATTTTCGAATATTACTTTTTTACTCTTCTCCCAAATTTTCATGGCTTCTTTTTGTTGTGCATGTGTGGGTCCATACGATTTCAAAAAATCACTCTTGGTTTTAAGAATATTATCACCAGGATCTATTATCCTTTCAGGTAATTCTGTTACAGGTCGGGATCTTTTCCTAATGGTTTTAGAGGTAGGATCTAAACTATTCAAAATAATTTGAATTAAATTATCCTTCAACCAATGAATCCCTTGTCTTATTCTGTTCTTGACAAGGTTGCCCTTGAAATTTTCGACTGTAAATACAATTGGTAGTTTATCATTCAACGTCTTTTCTAAAATACTTTGAGGAGTAATTCTACGTTGGAGAATCATGTTTCTAAAGTACTCACCCGATTCTCGCCCGTTGAGAGATCCCGTGAGGTTTGTTATCACGAATTTATTTTTCTTGATTCCTCTGAAATTATCTACTATAAAGAATATCAAAAATTCAGAAACTCTGTCTAACACATCGCTCATAGTTTCTGAAGATTCTTCTATTTGTCTAAATAGTTCATCTATAAACACATTTTTATACCACACATTAAATATTTGTACTTGTATGTCATTCTGAAGACTTGGTAATTCTAAAAATTCATTAATAACGGCCGTAGCATAACCCTTGACAACTCTTAGGATTTTCTTAATTAAATCCTTGGAACTTTTGTCTTCTGTTATCCTGATGCTTTCAATAGCATGAGCGGTTTTAGGTGTTTTCACAAATGATATTTTCTTTAATCTTTTTTCATTCAATGTAACAGATGGATATACGGATTTGACTTCCTCCTCGGAAACTGCTATAGCAGTGTATACGTCTGGGATATCTTCTTTATTACTTCCGCGTGCATCTGCTGAACCACCGGGTATAACGCTTATAGATATAATAGGTTCGTCACTCAATACAAGGTCAGGATTAATGGAATTATCTGTTAGCAATTTGATAATTTTATCCCTCAATTCTACTACTTCAGCGGAATTTTTATCATGGGAAAGACTGTGACCGAGATTTCCGGAGGTTAATCTTTTTAATAAATTGATATCTTTGAATAATATATTGTTAGTCTTAGTATTTAATTCCACCAAAGCTCTGACTTCTGCTAAGGTCACGCCTCCCACCAATTTCAAAGCTTCTCTGGATTTTTTTGCCAACTGGTTCAAGACCTTTGGATTTATTAATCCCTGCATTTTCATCCTTTCCACTCTTTGTAACTCCCCTACTAAAGCCGATAGAGATATTATCATTTTAGTTGTTCTTGGTTTTGTCTTAGAAACAACTATGACGTCTTCATCCTCATCGTCGTGTTCTAGTGGCATAAGTTCAGATATTCTATCCCAAACATCCGATGAATCTACAAAATTTTCTGCTAACCAAGTTATAATATCTACCGCTTTCGTCGGATTTTTTTCTAAAAAATCAAGGTATTTTTTGTTACCGGGATTTGTCATTTCATTATTAAGTTCCTTCATTCTCTCAGAAACTATTTCTAAAATTTTATTTCTGTCCGATTTGGAAAGAGACGAAAACTCTTCTAATTCGTGAGATAACTCTAACGCCACAGTTAAAACACGTTCGGTATCATCTTTCAAGCTTTCTTGAGCCAAAGATTTAACAACTATAGATACATCTCTTGTTCTATTTTTATCATCGCTTTGATATTCTTTTAACCATTCTTGTAATCTACTCTCTTGTAAATTTGATAAAGTATATTCTATAGATTTGAGTGACGCTAGTAAGTTTCTTCGTAAGGAAACATTAACTTTACTACTAGGGGAAACTACATTGTTTCTAAATACAGCAATTGAATCCATGAAACTTCTTCTGGTGAATGGTTCATGTAGTGAAAAAATGAATTCGTTCAAAATATTGTTAACTTTTTGTTTACGTTTAATAGAACTCGATGTCACTTGATATGGTTTGCCTTTTTTAGGTTTCAGGGGAGGTGGTTTCAAAGACACTTTGCTAAACAAATCAGGTAACTTAACCTTCAATTTAGCTAGGGGTTTCTTCACAGATTTTTTCTTAGATTTACCAGATTGTTTTTTGGCAACTCCGGATCTCTTTTTTCTAGATCTAATTTTCCTCGATGGCATTTTTATTAGGAGGCAAATAATTATTAAATCACGAATATTTGATAATTAATTTATTTCAACTGGATCATTTTCTTCAAATGTCTTGTCGCCATCTATTGTTGTAATAATTACTTTTTGATATCCTAGGTATTTAGGAGTAACCAAAGAGTTGTCAAGACTCCCATTGGGTGATAAATATTCTTTTAATTCTAACAAGATACATTTCCGATTTTCGTTACTAGCGTCTATAATCTTACTAGGACCTCTTCTGACTTTTATAGGTAGTTTATATTTCTGACCTTCTATGTAATAAGTAATCTCATAGACTTTCTTGCCCTTTTGTACCACCCTATTGTCAAAATAAGATAGTAGGTCTTGGTACATTGCTTGTAACAACATTTGGTAGCTCACTCGATATATATCAAACGTGCTAGTATACTGTGATGATACCATTTCTTTTAATTCTTTCCATTTCCGTCTCTTAAATCTATAATAGTTACCAATTCTAGTATCAGATTCTGAAAGAACTTTGGCGCCAAAGAGCACTGGGAGTATGAGCAATAAGTAATACATTTTATTATTACATTAAACTTTGAAGCCGTTTTTTCTTAATTCTCCGTTTATAGTTTGGCGAATATTTTCTAATTTCACGGTATATGGGATTTCTATCAAAAATATACCCAATTTTCTACAAACACGTCTCTTCAAATTATCCCTTTCCCGTTGAGCTATAAAATCGCTTTCGCCGCCTCTGTGAAAATAAGGGACGTATTCATAATGCTGTTTCCCGTTATATTCACATGCAATCCCTAATTCTTTGTTATACATATCTAATTCCATATTTGAACCGGTTCTGTTATTAAACAAAAATTTAGGTCTCCGTTTCTTAAATGGTTTATTGAATATAGTTTCTAAAACATAACGACATTCGGCTTCACCTTTGCTCTCACCAGAAGCTCTTATCCTTTGCCCGATCGGTTCTTTTTCGGGAAAGTGGAAAGTCTTGTTCCAAGTTCCCTTGCCACTTTTATCGACAAAAAATAACCAATACAAGAACAAGAAAATCAACGCTCCAATGACAATAGAAATATAGGTGTGATCCTTAACGAAATTTATTATACTTCCTAACATTTAATATTTTTAAAGATAAATATAGTTTTTAAAATGAGTGAACGAATCAAAGGTTTTATATCCGAAGTTGGTAAAATTGATGAAGAGATCAAACGACTGAATGCACAAAAAAGAAAATTACATGCTCGCAAGAAAGATTTGGAGAAAAGAATTCTTGCATTTTTAGAGAAAAATGAACAGGCTGGTGTTAAATATAGAGGTACAGCGGTCATCGCTAAAGATAGAGTCAGGCGGGGAAGACGCAAAAAGAAAGACCAGGAAAAAGATAGCGCTGATATTTTAAGGAAGTATGGAATTAGAAATTCAGATCAAGTAGCTAAAGAGATTTTGGAAGCTATCAAAGGCGAAGCAAAGGATGATAAGGTATTGAAGATCACAAAGTATTAATTTTCTTATTAAGCAAATATGATTAATAAGAAATGTCTTATATTTTAGAAAATAATTTTATGCAAGAGGATCATGCTAAACTCTTCGTGTACTATTTTACTACACAAATCGAGAAAGAAAAGACTCAAAATAGAGATAACAGTGCTTTTGATAATCGTATAATCTATTATAGACGAATTACTGATAAATTTATCAAAGATTTATTGACGAATTATGTTTCGCAAATCCGAGATAAATTAATTATTCATTATAATATTCAACATCCACTCTTCCCAGATTCTGTTCATATTGTCCGTTGGAATACTGGACAATCATTGGGGGAACATGCAGATGCCTTCTACATGAACGGTAGTCCTAATTACACTCCTTACAGAAAATATTCCAGCGTCGTGTTTCTCAATCAAGAATTCGAAGGGGGCACTTTACAATTTACTAAAGGATCGTGCGACGTAATTTCACCGGAAATTGGAAAATTAGCAGCATTTACGGCGGGATTACAAGATACACACCAAGTAAATACTGTAACTAGTGGTACTCGCTATACACTAGCTTGTTGGTTTACTGATTCAGAACCCCACGCGATTCACGAGTTCAAAACAGATCTATCAGATCCGTTTGCAAAATTAAGTTTGTAATTATACTTCAGAGTTATAATTACACAATTACTTGGTCATTTTCAGGAAGTCATCCTCGGTGATAATCTTGACTCCATAATTCTCAGCTTTGGTGCGTTTTTTCCCACCTCCCCCGAGATTACCGATCACTAGAAAAGATACTTTCTTAGTGAGAGTCCCAGGAGTATCACCCCCAAGCTGCCTGACTAGATTTTGGGCTTCCTCGCGTGTACCCGCTTCCATTTTTCCCGTAAACACGAAAGATTTCCCGGAAAGTATACCGGTTGGACTTGGTTGAGAAGTCTTAACATAAACCTTGATTTGGGAGTTGTCTTTCAGAAACTTTTTAAATTTAGGAAGAGCTCCTAGAAATCCATCCAGTGTATCTTGACCGACACCCTTCACTTTTTCCAATTTCTTAGGAGGGTTTGTAAGAATATCTGGGTATTTATCAACAATCTTTTGAACAGTTCTTCCGCGCGCGTGTGGAAAAAGCTGAGTGGCGCCCATCAAAAGAGCTAGATCTACAGGTTCTGAGAATTTCTCATCTATTGCCTCGCGGATGTTAGCAGCTTTTTTACTTTTCAAAGTATGTTTTTTACCCTTTTTCCGAGGAACTCGAGCATTTCTGGATGTTTTATCTCCCTCTTCTTCTTTTTTACCAAGCGCTTTGGCGATATCTTGTTCAGATGCTTGAAGAATTGACGTGATAGTCGTCATCCCATGATTGTAAAGAGTTTCGATTGTTTTCTTAGCGATTCCCTTGATATTCATTCCTCGTTTTTGACGCCCACCTGAGAAAAATAAATCAAGCTTCTGAATTCTAGCATTGTCTAATTCTACTGTCGCAAATATATCCATTGGACTTCTCCTATTTTGCCCATCACCCCACACAAACGGTATTTCTCCATGTCCTTTGTATTGATATTTAGGATTTGGTTTCCCAACCTTGTCTGGTAGGTCTGGGACTTTATTTTTTCTTTTGTCTTTCAAGATTTGTCCAATATAAGGAATAACATCCCCGGTTCTAATAATCAATAGTTTGGAGCCCGGGCCGATTTTATTTTGCTTAATAAATTTAGCATTAAATCCTGTCGCCCGACGATAAACACCACCAACAATGGTTCCATCTTCCATTAATCTACCTATTTTAACTGGTTTATATATCACCACCGGTTTTAGAGCATTTGTAGTGCTAGAAGTCCATTCTACCCCAACTACATCCACTACCGCTGTTTGCATATTTACCTTATAAGCGAATGCTGATTTCAATACATCAACTTTACTGACAGGTCTAACTTTACTATCGTCAAACACCACCAATCCATCTATCTCGTATGGACTTTTTCTACGGAATTCTTTCAAAATCTCGAACAATTTGGGTTCTGTAAGCTGAGTTTTGGGTAGCTGTGTTGTCTCTACTGTCACAAAACCCATTTCCCTCAAAGCCATGATTTGTTCATATCTAGTTTTATCACGGGGTACTAATAGCTCGTAAGCAACAAAATCAATATCACTAGTATCAACCCCCGTGTGTTTTTTCTTGGTAACAAAACCACCAACAATATTACGGGGATTTGCGTAAACAGATGAATACTTTTTCTTCCATACAGAATTTCTCATAACTAATTCGCCTCTAATCACAATTTTTTTGCCTTTGGGAAAATCGAAATCAGTGGCGCTAGGAATAAAACTTAGTTTATCAAGATATCTGGAAAGATCTTTACCAGTAGTCCCAGTACCTCTCGAATAGATTGTACGCTTAATCTTATTATTGACTTTTTCATATATCAACAAACAAGAAATTCCGTCGGCCTTACCTTCGATGGTAAAAGGTCCGGGGTGTTCACTTTTCCAAGCGGTAAATTTTCTTTTATAAACTGGTTTACTCCAAGCCGACGTTCCCTTTTTAGGGTCTAACATAGCCGACACGAATTTGAGTATAGTTCCCATGTGATATGGTAGTTTTACATCTTTTCTAGTATCGATACTCGTATTTTTACCTCCAACGCCCTTGGTTTCGTGGTAAGTTTTATCTTTGCCAAACTTTTCGTCGTAAATATCGACTAGCTGTTCGTATATCTCATCTGGTATACCTCCTTCGAAAGAAGGCTCATAATACATCTTATCGAAGCATTTAAGCATATCTGCGAGAGCTTTTTTGTCATTATTATTTGCATATTCTTGTGCTTTAGTAACTAGTTCATCCAATAACTTTTGATCCATTTTCTATTATTTTCAAAATAATAGAAAAAATCATTTTATATGATTACTTCACGTATTCAATTACTGGGACAAAGAGAGTTGATACCCCGTCATTGATAATTATTAATATTGGTTGTGTTTTAGAAAGTTCATTAAAAGCATTTGGATTTTCAACAATTGTCTCACCGTCTTCTTCGAAAATTCCATCAACAGTAATAATTATGTTTTTTATTCCTTCGTATGGTAATCTAAATTTCTCTAACCACGTATTTATTTTATTCTCATTCGTTGGGTCAGTAGCATCAAAAGTGCGAGATATACAAATTTTATTGTTAGTAAAAAATTTATTCCTCCACATGTAATCTTGATCTTGATTCATGATTACATGAGTGTACACAATTTTAGCATCTTTGACTTTGTAATGATTATTAGGTGTTGTGATTATCTCCCCCGGTCTTTTAGTAAAGTCTTCTTTGGTTTTAAAATATTCAGGGATACTCTGAGCTGTATGATAGTTAAGAACTTTTTCTAAATCGTATTTCATTAAGAGTTTGGCTTGTAATTTCAGTCTATTCAATATGATATCAATATCATCGCCCGAAACAACCAATGGTGTATTTAGGTACAAAGTTCCACTTCTATACAAGTTTCTAGGTGGGGGTAAGATCTCTGAAAATTCTACTATGGTTTCCCAAAAATCTACCGAAACGTGTTTTTCTACAAAAGTATCAATCAAAGAATTATATATACAATCTAACAATACAGTTTGAGCCATTTCGTGATCATGTTCTTCTAAATTTGCTTGCAATACTTTTCTTGAGAATTTAATACTCTTCAAATACACAGATAGAGCGTAATTAAAATAACCAATTACACAATTAGCGATTTTTTGATTTCGGAGATATACATTCAATGCAGACTGGTCGGAGTTCCAAGTGATAATTTTAAATAAAAAAGATGTGTCTTCAACTATTCCCACGAATTCTGAAAAACTATCGTTACTTTTTGTTTGTGGTTCTACAACTAAATTATTTGCTTCTAAAAAAATTCCAATCTCTGTAAAGGACGGGTTATATTCTATATCTTCCACTATGGGTATCGGTAATGGTGGTAAATTTTGCGTTAGTATAGCAACACCGTCTTTGACTAGCTTCACCCCATGACCAGAATCGCTCATAACTTGTGACCAACCATTACTAATAAACTGTGGGGGAATTTCCACAGGTAGTACTAAATCATCCCCCACGAAAGTTTGTATGTTAAATAACCAAGTTCTTATTAGATAATCTCCTATTTCTTGAGTAATATCACCTTCGACTAATTCACAATGTGGTGTTTTTAAGAATCTTTCAGCTTCCGCGCCAAAATGTTCGTATATCAAGACAGTCTCATTATAAATATGTGCAGATGTTAGATACATTTCATTGTAGTAAGGCAATGTGAATTCACCATCTTCCATATCTACAGATCTTTGTATGAGGACAATATTCATTTCAAATATACGTTCCGCCAAGGCGTGAAATTCACGTGGATCTATATAATCTTCGTTATTGGGATCGAGTTTTAGAAAAATTTCAGCGTCGGAAAAATTAATCATTGATTGTTTGCAAAGAGCTAAAGCTTCTTCTGTACCCATGTCATTAACAGCTTGCAAAAATTGTCTTCTAACAGAGAATGAACTTTCCCTTGATATTTCCATATTATTTTTAACGCAATATAAGACGTGTAAAAAACTCGCACTGGAATCCCTGGTAACACCTCTTCTTCTCCAACGACTCGGGGAATTAAAATTAAGACTTACTAAATTAAGCAATCTATGAATATTTTGGGGTAGCTTACCCCTCCTACCAATACTAGCTCTTTTCCGTGTATTCAAATCTTCATTCCGTTTGAAGTTGTCAATAAAAAATTTACTGGAATCCCTACCTCCTAAAATATCAATCAGATCGTTAAGACCTATGGTTAATGGATCATAATCAGCTTCATCTTTAGAAAACAGATCCCGCTCGGCTTTTATGATATCTATATCCGAAAAGACAGTGACAACATTGTCACCTCCTTTATTAGAAATTAATAAAGCTCCCAATGGTTCCTTGGGAACATCTAAAATCTTTTTAACCTGATCTTCTGATAGTTTAATATTCTTCGCAGATAAGAACTTTTTAGCCACCGGGTCGAATCCTATGATTGTTAGCTTGTCTTTAGCAAAATTAAGAAGTTTATCTAACGCATTAGTCTTGAAATTGCCGATCTCAAGACGAGTTCCGTTATTCAAGTCCAAATTTTCAAGATTACCGTAATATTTGTTATACAGAGCACCAGCCTGACTTCTCCGGTCATCAGCTCCACAACATGGTAAAAATGGATATTTCTTTTGATTACTCAACGAATTAGAGATAAGATAAAAATTATCATAGGTTTTCTTTCCCTTGGATTTTTTTGGACACGTCAAGAATTCACCGCTTTTCTTAGGAAATTCCTCAACATGATACCCAAGTTCCCGTAACTCTTGCACAGAATCTTGTTCGACTACCCAAGGTATTATAGGTTGACACTTTCTACTGTAGTTTTCAGCCCACCATTTTGTAGTTGAGATATTAGGACTGCATTTTTTAGTAACAGGGTTACATATTGTTTTACCGCAATCTTTATTACTATTACATCCACTCTTATCGGTTTTAATTTTAGGTAATTTCGGATACTTGCGAATATACTTTTTGAAAAGTTCTAATGTTTTGTCCTTTTCAATATTATACAACGACAATGCTATACCAAACAATCGAGCAAAAGCATACACGGAATATATTGTTTTGGCCCCTTTTATACTCACACTTAAAAATGGAATACCATCACTTCTTTTATTACCAGAGTTTTGAGTAAATGTGGCCTTGATGGTTTCATTATGAACTTTAGCTAATATTCTAAACGATCCTTTGTATTTGTTCTTTTCTCTGTGAATCAGAGCTACTTTTTTATCCTCCATAGGCAATAATAAATGACATAAGACTGGATGTTTTCGGAGTATGTATAAAAATATATTGCTATCCAGAGCTATATTGGGGTATCTAAAATCTACATTAACAACACCTGGGTAGGTTCTTTTGATTTCGTATTTATCACCAAACAATTTTTGGACAATTTTTTCTGTAAAAGTTCGTGAGAAATCGTTCTCAGGATTTAACTCAGTTCTCAAATGTATGTAAGAACTCTTAACTTCTATTTTAATATTTGAAAAGCTAGTTATATACGTTTTCCAGACTTCTATTTCTTTCAACAATATTTCCAAATTGGGGTTATGAGGTATATTATTACTAGTCAGGAAATTCTTGATAGTGTCTATGGTTTGATTCACCCATTTCGCTGGTTTTACGATTAAATCTATCACACCCCATTCTCTTTCTGATGGAAATCTTAGTTCTTTTTTAGGTTTTATCACTGGTAGAGATGTCAAACACAACATAGCCCAAAAATCATTTAAATTTTCTGGCGAATAAATAGCACCAGAACTTTGTTTTGTATTACCGGAACAGTAAACATATGGAAGTTTGGGAGACACTCTAATTGTGTCAAAAACTTGTAAAGGATCTAATTTTTTTCCTGATCCATTACTTAACATTATTTCTAACTCGAGACTTGTTACATTGAAGTTATCGGCTTCTTCTGGGACTATTTGGTATAGTTTCCTTTTAGCATCGATCCAACCCTTATTCACCAAATCGATAATTTTTCTATCTTTAAAATATTCTCTACTTTGTGTAGAGTAAGTCAACCCGGATTTTTTCAAAGATTCCCAATCATCCTGGACTCTTAATTTTTGACTCCAAACGGTTAGGATATTGTCTTTGGATACGTTCGGAAAGTACTCTTTAGCTTCAAGATAATTGGTAGCATTGAGAGGTAAAGTATCAACTACGTCCTGTAGAAATAAAATCTTGTAAGACTGTCCTGTAGAACACTTCTTATCTAACTTGATTTCTTCCACCATGTAAAAGCGATTGAATTTGGACTTTGGTATATTCTTACTGTTCATTCCTAGCAGTTCAACAGGATTATACACATTTACCCAATGATTTTGTGTGCAAATATCTCTTCGTGGGACTGATTCCATTTGTCTATTGTAATATTTTTCTTAGATATTTCATTCGTTGAAATGAAATATTGATACATGATTTTACATATCATAATATTCTACTTCTCCATTAATTATTTGATCTCGCTGTATCTGAGATAAATGTCTTAATTTGAGACTTCCTATGTATTTGGCACGCCCCTTATTAGAGGAGACAATTTCTTGTGCTATTTTATCTATTTCATCTATTTTATCTTGTGAATCAAACTCTACCAACAGGCATCTTAAAAGTTTGGTCAAAATAACATTGGCTTTTGCTTCTGTATCTTTGGGTATATTTTTCTCGTTTACATCAAACATACAGGACTTTTCAGGCGAAATCATCGGTTTTTCTTGAACCGCTCTTACATATTGACCATACATGATTTTGATATAATCCCAAAGCAAACCATTAATATTTTTATATCTCTCATTGTGTTTGTTTGAAATATTCTTAACAACATATTGTAGTTTACTAGTAATTTTAAATGGAGCACCTTCACCAGAACCACAATTCACTTTGTACAGTACTAAAAATCCCCTTGCAAGTTTAATAGCTAGATCCAAATCTTCAAAATTATTGATAAGAATTTGTAACAGGTCGTTGAATAAATTAAGCTTGGTAGTAAACAATGAAACTAATTCTTCCGAAGTTTGATCATCTGGTTCTAAAATATCACTCGATTGTTCTCTCAGGGCTTGTCGTAATCTCATTAACGAAAGTCCAGCAAGATTTAATCCGTTTTTATCAGATCCTATTCCTAACACTGGATCTTCTCTATCTCCATGATAAAGAACACTACTACCAGTGCGTGTAAGAAGATGTTTCATTTTTCCTGTGCCAAATTTGATATCATGAGCTTTATTAAGCGCTTTTTCAGCGGTTTCGAACATCTTTCTATCCATCATTTCTACTAAAATCTTATAAGCTATATCCCAAGTGACAAATGGATTTTCTTCATATTTACCAGAATCCAATAATCTGACCAATAGTTCATGTTTCAATAGAGATCTAGAAATAGGTAAATCACCTAAATCATTAGTTGTAGATTGTGGACTGACTGAAAGATGCATCCCAGAGACTTTTAACTTATTAAGACGTTCTTCGATATCTTCGGCGATTTCTGTAAGTCCTCTGGATTCTAGACCGGCTTTGAATTCATTGAATGGTATTTCATTGATATCTTCAAACATTCTTAATGAAATCAATAAATCTCTCCAATTTTCTTTTAATAACATTTGATAACTTTGTTCTCTCGGGATTTTAAACTCGCGTGTAAACCATAAATAACAAACGGCATGTAAAACGGTTGGGAATTTGAAATAGTCAATCGTACATGTTATAGGAGCAGTTGGTGATAACTCAAAGGGGCGGTATTGCCCTGGGACACTCGAAAATACAATATCTCCACCCATTTTGGAACTGGACGCTATTCCACTATTGTGTGGTTGATATAATTGAGCTATATTTTCTTCAATCTCATCAGACAGCGCGGTAGCTCCCGCTACGCCCGGTGCGGATCCTTCAAACAAAGAAGCGATATGAAGATCACGTGGATTCAATAATACATCTTCATCGATGTTAATCTCAACATCGGGAGCAATGGGTGTTTCATTAACTGTTTGTTTTAAAAATTTCCATCTTTCTGCTTCGTCCACTTGTGCCTTTCTGACTCGACTTATAAGTTTACCCACCTTGACATCTCTATCTAATGCATATTTGATATATTCATTGATATCTAAATCAACATCATCTACACTCACTAGTTTTTCACAAACATCGCAGTTTCCTAAAACAACTGCTTCTATTTGTTCGCTGATGTATGCTTTATCTAAAACTTCAATCAAAGCAGCGAGTTCTAAACTAGGCAAATCACTTAATTCCTGTGTGATTATCGCCTCCATTTCGGATTCTTTTACTCTATTTTTGGTATCAGAAATATATAAAAATTCCAATACAGCTCTAACGATGGTCATTTTTTCCTCTTCCACTTGAACGTTATACAAGTTTCGTAAATATTGCTTTCTTACAAAGTTAGCTAAATTTCCCGGATTATTCTTTTCATAATCAAATATTGTTCTAACTCCATTGATATTTTTATCATAAATGAAATCTATCGACCACTCATTTAATTCGGGAAAATCAGGCCTTGTCTTGCTAAAAGCTTGTATCTCAATATCCTCGAGACCTAATTCTCGTAATAATTCTTTGACATTCTCCAATGTCAATTTATTACAATCCATTTTATTGCAATCTGGATACACAAAATAACTCCTGTTGGGCGTTTGAACTCTATACCCATCGTTTAATCTTTGTATAATTTGATCAGTATTGAGTGAAACAAATTCTTTGATATCACGACGTTTGAGTAAATCATACAACTTCCCGTGGGCTAAGAGAAATCTTTTCTTCGTATTCAGAGACTTTTCAAGAACTTTCTCGTCTAAATGTTCTTTCTTTTTGAAAACAAGTTCTCTACGAATGTCCATTAAAACTCTACCAACATTATTATCCCCCCTGAGAACATTAGCTTTAGGAGTTATCCCGACTCCTAATAAAGGTTTTTTGAAATTAAAAGGATCTATGTAAATTAAACGGTTTAACTTGATTTGACCCGTGTCAAAATAGTTTTGTAAATCTGGTAAACTTTGCATCAACAAATTTCTGTATTTATCATTTTCTACTACATTTTTGTAGACTATTGTTAAATACTCTTTGAATTTGGAAAGTCTACACCGATACATCATATTTAAAAATTCTTCCTTCAAGGAATGTTCGAATTTCTTCTTTTCGCTTTTGGGTAATTGTTTCCAAGTTTCTTTCAGTTCTCCTCTTGAAAAATATTCCTTTTCTTTTATTTTCTTCAATTCTTGTTGACTAGAAAGTATTTCTTTTTCGACTTCTTCTTTTTCTGATACTATTTCAGCAATGCTGTCGTCGAAAATAGTCATTATAGCTTCTCTAATATCGGGATCTTCTATATCAAATTCTTCATCTTCGGACAGTGTAGATAAAATGTCGGTTTTAATTCTCTTACCACCACTTTTTAGCGAGTGACCAACCATTGCAGCAAATGGTAATTGGTTAAAAAATTGGACAAATGCTTTCCTTTTAGAAGCGGATTCATCTTCATCATCTTCATCTTCATCATTTTTCTTTCTATTCTTTTCATCTAATGCAGATTGAAGTGATTTTTTCATATCTACAAATATTTTAGATGCGTTGAAATCCGGGTCGCTTATAGAATTCCAATTTTGAAGCAATTGGGAAAAAGTTTCTAAACCGGTAATACTTTCTTCTAGAGTTTGATTGAATAATTTTAAAGTTTCTACACCGGATTTTATTTGAAGTTCATTTTTTTGCACCTGTGTTGGCTTATAGTATTTTTTGTTATTGTGATCGTATTTAAACGTTTTCAAGTAATTAGGAAATCCCGTTTTCCAATTTTTCACTATTGCCTTGTAAACATCAAAACATAGTAATTGAGCCCAGACATAACTTATAACATTTGACCATTTTTCATCGTCTATATACATAGGCTTAAACCAGGACAAACTTAGGGGACCGAAATCGGGAATTTTAGTTTTGGATATATCTATTCCTTCCATTTCTTGTATCACAGAAAACTATTAAATTAATTTTAAGAAACAATAGTCATAGAAAATGAGCTCTGGATTATTTTATTTAAATGAAACCGACTTTACAGTTAAAGAAACACAAAAAGGTAAAACTCTTTCAGTGGGAATTGAGGGATATTCACTAGTATTATTTTATTCTACAAAGTGTCAACATTGTCAGACTTTAATCCCCGTCTTTAAAAAGCTTCCCAATACAGTGGGGGGTTGTACATTTGCTATGGTTAATATAAGCCAGAATAAAGGAATTGTTACCAAATCTTCCACTACAAAGTCTCCTATCAAATACGTACCTTTGATGATTTTACACGTCAATGGTGAGCCTTTTATGAGATATGATGGTCCACATGAGATGGAAGAAATCAAAAGATTCGTGATAGAAATTGCCAAGAAAATGTCTAAAAATAAGAAACCGCAAAGTAATGTTGCTAAAACCAAAGCAAATAATTCAGTAGCCATTCCCGGTTACACCATAGGAAGACCTAAAAATTCCGGGAAACGTGATGCTGTATCTTATCCGGGTTTCGATTCGGCTTATCCTTCAAAGTGATTTTTATAATTCCATAATTATAAAAAAATGACTACCAAATTTCCATTGTATGATTCACTAAATAATTTAGTTTCTAATGAAGTTGTGTCTTTGACACCGGAGATTCAGTTAGATCTTTCACAAAAGATCAAGAAATTCGATAGGGATGCACATGAATTGATTTATGCTCTTATTAAAGCCTATCAGATTAAGAATCCCGAAATCAATCAACATACACTCCCTTTTGACGGAAAAACTCTTAAGTCTGGGCTCAAATTCGATATGACAAAGTTTCCAGAAAGATTGCAAAATATTCTGGCAAAATTTGTAGAACTTCATGAAAATAGAACCGATGTTTAAGGTTGTAAATTCATTTAACATAAAATGAATTTAAAAAGTAGGGATTGAAATGGAAAATGTCTCATAAATCACCGAATCAACGAAAATACGAGAAAACTGACCATTTAGGGCATATTAGGAAGCGTCCTGACACCTATGTGGGTTCTGTTAAACCTCAAGAATTACCACACCATTGTGTTGCAGATCTGACGGCTGATAAACCAACACTTATAACACGGGACATTGTTTATATTCCTGCCATGTTAAGAATATTTGTAGAAATCGTTTCAAACGCTATAGATAATATATACAGAAGCGTTGAAGATGATATTCACATGTCTAAGATCAAGATTACTTTCGACGACAAAACTGGAGAAACTTCGGTGTGGAATGATGGATCTTGGATTCCATTGGACGAACACGAATCGGGATCTACTATCCCAAAGATGATTTTTGGAGAATTGTTGACTTCTGATAACTACGACGACACTAGAAAACGTCAAGGTTCCGGGAGAAATGGTTACGGTGCAAAGTTAACAAATGTATTCTCTACAGAATTTAAGATAGAAATAGGGGTTCCAAATGAAGATGGCGAAGGAATACAGGTGTATCGTCAAACATGGACAGATGGTATGCGGACCTGTAAGAAAGCCATCATTACGAAACGGAAAACTGGTAGCCCATACACAATGGTTACTTGGACGCCCGACTTTGCGTTTTTCAAAATTGCTAATTATTCATCTGATCTACTAAGTTTGTATTATAGATATATCTACGACACCTCCATGATTTCTGGTTGTAGCGGTGTATCTGTAATGCTTAACAAAAAGAAAGTGCCGATTGTAAATTTGAAAGATTACTCCAAACTTTTTTGTGATAGCGACGAAATACTTCAAATCAAGACCGATGATTGCGTCGTAGTGTTAGTTCCAGACACTAGTTACAACTTTGTCGCATTTACAAATGGTGTCCACAACTTAGACGGTGGAGTTCACGTGGATGTTTGGTCCAATGCTATCTTCAAACCTATGCTCGCTAAGTTCAATAAAAAGAATAAACCTTCAGTCAATATTAGAGATATTAAGCAATTTTTCAGAATTCTGATAAAAGCTGATTTGCCCAATCCAGAGTTTAGCAGTCAGTCTAAGACGTGTCTCACAGCTCCCACGCCTAAACCTAAAGTCACTAAGAAACATATAACAACTCTTATGAAATGGAAGTTTGCCGCTAAAGTCCAAGATATTATTAAGGGTAAGGAATTGTTGACACTGAAAAAGATAGAAAAGAAAAAGAAGACTTTTCAAAAAATTCCTGGTTACGACCCAGCTAACTTCGCTGGTACTAAGAAATCGGGAGAGTGTATCTGTATCTTTACGGAGGGGCTCTCAGCAAAGACTTACGGGGCTCGTGGAATTGAGAAAGGATTCATTGGGAATACTAAACTACCACAAGTCAAAGGTAGAGATTATTTTGGGTTGTTTCCACTTCGTGGTAAACTCCTTAATGTTAGAAATGCGAGTACACAAAGTATTGCCAAGAACAATGAAATCAAAAATGCAATCAATGCTCTGAATCTACGAATAGGTTTGGATTATACTGTTAAAAAGAATTTTGACACTTTGAATTATGGTAAGATAGCAATCCTATGTGATGCGGATGTTGATGGTATTCACATCAAGGGGTTGTTACTAAACATGTTTCATACTCTGTTCCCTTCTCTGTTGCAACGAGAAGATCCTTACATCATTTCAATGGAAACTCCGATTGTTAAAGTGTTAAATGGTAATAGAACTCGGGTATTTTATGATGAGAGAAAATTCAAAGAGTTTATTAAACAAGATGGTAATGCCAAACTTCGCAGGAAATATTACAAGGGATTGGGTACTTCTTCAAACGATGAAGTCAAGAAAACGTTTGGTCAACGTGTGATCAGATACGAAAAAGACGAAGATGCCGACGATCATATGAATATGGTGTTTAGTTCTTCCGAATCTGATGCTCGTAAAAATTGGCTTAGGCGATACGATCCAACCGCGTGTTTAGCAAGAAGTTCGAATGCTAAGGTTCAAGATATGTCTATCACAGACTTTATCAATCAACAGATGATCATGTTTTCTATTGATGATTGTGGTAGAAGTCTTCCACATCTTCTTGATGGTTTCAAAGAGTCTCATCGAAAAATTATGTATGCTGTCTTCAAGAGAAAGCTTTCGTATGGAGGAAAGTCTTTGAAAGTTGCTCAATTAGCTGGTTACACAGCTGAACATTCCGCTTACCATCACGGGGAACATTGTCTATTTGATACAATTCAAAATCTAGCCGCTGATATTGTAGGAAAGACTAATATCCCATTGCTGTTTCGAGATGGACAGTATGGTACTAGAATGCAGGGTGGGAAGGACGCAGCTGCGGGGCGTTATATTTTTACAAAGCTAGACGCGTTGACTAGGGATATTTTTATCAAAGATGATGAACAATTGTTACCTCGTCACCGAGAAGATGGTGAAATGATTGAACCAAAGTTTTATATTCCTATCATTCCCATGGTGCTCGTCAATGGTTGTCAGGCAGGAATTGGGACAGGGTGGTCTTGTAGTATTCCTACTTATAATCCCAAAGACTTAATCAATGCCTGTAAGCTGTGGATGACGGACGGGATTGATAGCGTCCCCGAACTGATTCCATGGTATCGAAATTTCAAAGGCAAGGTTTCTAAAATCACGGAATCAAAATATTCCACTTCGGGTGTTATGAACAGACAAAAGAACCAAGTCACAATTACTGAGTTACCTATAGGTATGTGGACGGACAAGTACAAAGAATTTTTGGAAGACTTGTTGGAAAAGAAACTCATTAAAGGTCTTCAAAATTATTCTACTCCACAAAAAGTGAAGTTTGTAATTACAGAGCACAGAAATGGAATGAAATGTACTCTAGATAATCTTAAATTGAAGAACACTGTCTCCACTACTAACATGGTGTTATTCACGCCCAAAGGAAAACTCAAGAAGTTCAAAACGGTAGCTGAAATTCTTGATAATTTTTGTAAGTGTCGATTGGTATTGTACAAAAAACGAAAAGCATTTGTAATCAAAGGTATCGAACAAGAACTAGTAGTACTCCGAAATAAGAGAAAATATCTTAGCGATGTGATGGAAGGTAATCTGGTAATCTTCAAAAGACCAGAAGAAGAAATCATTCCAGACATGGAAACAATGGGATTCGTAAAACTAGCTACGACTAAGAAAGAAGAAACTTATGACTACCTGTTGAACTTGCCAAACAGAAGTTTTACGCAGAATAAACTGGACATTCTAGATAAAGATATTCAATCCAAAGAGACAAAGTTGAAAACTATCCAAGGAAAGACTCCGGAAGACATCTGGATGGGAGAACTTGAAAATCTAGAACAAAAATATAAACCATGGTTAAGAAAAATGACGCATTAATTTGATATTATTCAATGAATAATATCATACATAGACAGCCACAAAGCTACTTCTCTCGTTTTCCATACCCATTGGTAAATTGATATTGATATATTTACCGTTTACCTTACCTAATAATAACACTGATTCTGGTATTGCAGAAGAAGAATAAAGAATGACGTGATCCGAAGACAATCTTCGGAAAGAAAAAATACTATTAAGTAATGTAATATTTCTAGAAAGCTTTCCCTGTTTGTAAAAAGACCACCATTTCAAAACATCTGCGTACTTACGAGTTGTATAGGGAACACGAAAAGCATTTTCACACGGTCTTGATATCATAGCGCGCAACTTTGTGACGTCCATTGATTTATGTAAAGGAAAATTTTTTCTAAAAATGCTTAAACAATTACTTATTACCTAAAAATGACAGACACACAAAGTTCGTTAACATCCCCCGGAGATAAAGTAGACACGGGATTTAAGTCCAGATCTAAACCTGCTTTGAATGATGAGGAAACTGAAAGAGCATACAAAGAATGTTTTGTTTCTTCGCTAACTGATATTGCTTACGACAGAAAATACGCGGATCCAAAAATCCCAGGACAGACATATTCTTTGCACTCTTTTATTCCTTCCAAAGGAGCCAGACCAGATAAAGATGGTATATTTGGCATGATCAAGATCCGGGGTACTTTCGGAACACTGGAGGAGACCAATGAAAAGGCTGAAGACTTGATTAGAAACCACGATTCTTATCATAAAGTATTTCACGGATGGGTTGGTAAACCAATGCCTATCACCACTAAATCGGATTTCAGCGCCCAGGTGGAAGAAGTTGATATTAATCAACAAATATCGAAAATCGTTCGTGAAGATGTGAAAGAGAAGAGAGCACAGGAGAAAAAGCAAGTACAGGAAATCAGAGAACGTGAAAGGAATCTTAAGCAAGCGGTAGAGCAGGAAGCTTCAGATCCTTATGAGAAATACACATGTTTGCGTGTTAAAAAGGCACAAGTTGTCTGGAGTTATATGGAGCATCGTAAAAAGTTGAACGAGATGATTGATGTATTTGAACAAACTCTGTTGGAGATTAAAGAAATGGACGATGAAGATGAGGACTACGCGAGGAGATATCTTGACAGATATCTAGAAGCACGTGTAAAGGCGGGAATTCCAGACGATAAAAATGATTCAAGTTTTATGAAATACCTTAATATCGATGTTATCGATTTAGAGGAATATGCCAAAGACCAGGATATTTTAGAGGATGCAGAGGATCCAAATTATAAGGTATCTCGTTTGGCTGGAAGTACAGTGACTGTGGAAAGGCGCCCTCAACCACATGATGATGGGGAGACTAAAAAGCTAGAGACGGTGGTCGAAGAACCTACCGTAGAAGATTCCAAAGAAGACGGTGAAGAAGCCGTAAAGGACGTACCGGTAGAGGGTCCCACTGACGACAAATCTAAATCTGATTAATTTTTGTTAACTAAATGTTAATAAAAACTCAATTATTTTTTCTTCTTTTTCATCAACATCTTGATCAATAATGCTGCCAAGACGAGACCAGCGACACTACCGACAATTATACCCACAATTCCCCCAGTGGATATTGCTCCACCTTGAGCCGCTCCTCCTACAGGCGCTGGTCCCGGTGTTGGTCCCGGTGTTGGTGTTGGTTTCGATGTGTGGCTATGATGATGATGAGGACGTTTGGTATGATGATGAGGACGTCTGCTATGATGAGGAGGAGGAGGTTTATCACCCGAACAGTTATATTTAACCCCTATAGGGTCAGCGATACATTCGGCCAAATCAGCTTCTGATACTCCCTGCCCACCACAATTGATAAGTTGTTTCAACTCGTCACTCAATGGGATAGTATAAGATCCACCTATTGTTTTTACATACTCTGATGCACAATCTTTGTTTGAGTCATTGTCGGGGCCATGGGCGCAATTTTCAGCAAGTCCTTGTACCGCGTTACAAACCAAAAGTCCATAACTACCAGTGTCGTGGCAAGCTCGCGCCTCGACACTATCTGCACAACATGTCACAGTGCTCACTTTCCCCCCGTCCGATTCGTAGTAAGGTATGGGTGGCGTCGGATTAGCACAACCACCATTGCCACCACCACAAAAAGAGGGTTTAAAGGTGAAAGCGGTCGTGTCTGCGGTGGAACATAGACTCCCGGGGCCTGTATTGTTACATATTTCGTGACATATAGGTGCATTGGGGTCCCCGGTCGTTCGCGAGCTGCAACATGTTGCAATATCCATAGTGCCCGGTGCGTTGGGAGAAGAGGTGATCATACACTCTCCCTCCCCACCCTGAACCCTCGTATTTCCGTGCAATACTTGTTCTATTTCTTCGCAAAGTGTAGGTTCGCCTACATCGAGTTTTCCATCCCTCGATACATATTTATAATTTTCTGTTCTCATTTTAATGTTATTTATAATAACTCAGAAAAAATATTTTTAGCTTAAACTTTTTAAGAAGATAAATAAAATGAGTTCATACCTATGGCCTAAAACTACCAGCTCGGCGGAGAAAGGAGATACCATCGAAGAAAGCACATCAGCAGATACCATCGAGAGAGTCGATGCTACACCTGTAGCGGAACCAGTAGACGAATCTCTACCAGAAAATACACAGTCAACGCAAACGGAGACATGTGAAGTTAATAATGACGAATGCGGTGAATGCTGCGAACAAGATAATGATGACGAGTCTGAGAGTGATTCAGATGGAGAGGACGAAGAGGAGGAAGTAGAAGATCCTGTACAAGGTTCGTTTAAAATCACCCCTGACAAGAGTACCTATATTATTTCGGTAAACGGTAGACCTTTCTACTATAATTCTAGTTTACAAGACGCTTACAAGATCATGTGGAGATTGACTCACAGGATGTCTCGTCATCTTAGTTATGATCATCATATTCGAATTGAACCAGTAGGGTCAAATAAGCTTCAAATTTATTCTACGTACAAATTCTTCGTAATTTCATACGAAAGACTCCTTCATACAATTAGTTGTAATAAAGCAAAATTCGCGGAGCCAACCACCGAATAATTTAATACAGATTTTAATAAAATTTTATTTCGGAATTGAAAATTGAAATAAAATTTAAAAATGTCATTAACTAATAACTAGCCAATGAATCGCGAAATCTGGAAAGTACTTAAAGGTCACAAAAGTGATAATGTATACCTTACTCACGTGTCTTTGTTTGGAAACAAAGGCAAATTCTGTATAAATCGAAATAATCAAGAAAACTTCTGGGAGACGTACTGCTCAACTCTCCAGGGAGAACCAAATATGCTTTGCGGCGTTGCCGAAAAGCCCCAACCCTATCTGCCTGTGCTAGTAGATGTAGACATTGCTCGAAAAATGTCAGATGACGAGGACCAAGACAGTCCCGTACCAATATATAACGAAAATCATGTCAAGAAACTGATAGAAATCTATCAAAATGTTTTGCGACAAATCTTAGATGAATGTAGCGAGGAAGACCTCCACTGCGTCTTTTTGAAAAAAGACCCATATATCTCTATAAGGAAGGATTCTTACTATACCAAACATGGATTTCATCTCCATTTTCCATATATTTTCCTAAATCGCGTCGAGCATGAAGCACATCTCATACCACGAATTAAAGATCAAGTCGGTAAAAACAAAATTTTTGAAGATGTTGGGTTTGTCGATTCGGCAAGCCTGATTGATACAAGTTATTCTAAAGTCCCATGGTTGCTATATGGGGGTAGAAAAGCTACTGATAAAGATCCTTATTTGGTAGATAAGGTTTTTGATCACCAACAAAAAGAGACAACGTTGGAAAAAGCATTCAGTGAATATGTCTTACTGGATAAAAATGAGCAAGAAATAGACATTTCTGGCAAAGTTGAATACTTCTTGCCAAGAATATTAAGTATAATTCCTTTTGGGAGAGAGATTAAGGAACTTAGGAGTGGATTGCCAGCTCCGATGGATGCTAAGAGAAAGCCTAAGCAACCAAAGAGAACTCGTGAAGAACGCGAAGACATCGATTTCCACGAAAACGTAGAAATGGTCAGACAGTTGGTGAGAATGCTGGATGATAAGCGAGCAAACGATAGAAATGAGTGGATTAGAATTGGATGGATTCTATTTAACATCGGTAACGGGTGCGACGAAGCTCGTGAAATGTGGTTGGAGTTTTCTCAGCGTTGCGGTGATAAATACGACGAGCAAGATTGTATTCATCATTGGGATAAAATGGTAAAGAAAGACTATACCATTGGATCTCTACGTCATTTTGCATCAATGGACAGTCCGGATGAATACGACAAGCTTCGCGATGCAAATGTCAAGAAATACATTCAACAATCGTTGAGCGGATCACATAACGATATCGCGAGAGCTTTATATGAATTGTATGGCACGGAATTCGTCTGCGCGAGTCTAAAACACAAACTGTGGTTCCAGTTTCGTAATCATCGGTGGCAAGAAATTGAAGAAGGTATTTATCTTCAAAAGAAAATTTCAGGAGCCATTTTGGAGAAATATACTTCGTTGTCAAAAGAGTATTTCGACAAACTTAGTAACGCGTCAGATGCCGGTGAGCAAGCTATGTACAAAGAACGAGTAAAACAATTGATGAAGCTCGTTGGTAATTTGAAAAGTGCTCCTTTCAAGAGAAATGTAATGAAAGAGTGTATGGAAGTTTTTTACGACGGTAGCTTTTTGAAGAAACTAAATAAGAATCCGTATCTTATTGGGTTTCAGAATGGTGTTTACGACACGAGAACCCACGGTTTCAGGGCTGGGAGTCCAGAAGATTACATCTCATTGCAAATGGCAATAGAATACAAGATCTTCGATGACACGGCTGTAGAGATGGCTCAAGTCAAAGACTTCCTGTCTAAGGTTTTTCCAGATAAAAGTGTACGAGAGTATTTTATGGACACTTCTAGTGATGTATTTGTAGGAGGTAATCATAGTAAAATTGTACAAGTGTGGACTGGTGAAGGCGACAATGCTAAATCTATTACACAAATTTTGTTTGAGAAAATGCTTGGAGAGTATGCTGTAAAGCTTCCCACGTCGTTGATTATTGGTAAGAGAACGCAATCAAGTGCTGCTTGTCCTGAATTGGTCCGAGCTGGTAATGGAGTCAGATTTGCGGTACTACAGGAACCCGATCAAAAGGACATAATTAACATCGGTATTTTGAAAGAACTTTCGGGTAATGATACATTCTTCGCTCGTGGTTTGTTCAAAGAGGGTGGGGAAATTACACCCATGTTTAAACTCGTTCTTATTTGTAATGAGCCCCCTCAACTACCCTATGGTGATAAGGCGGTTTGGAACCGTATTAGGGTAATACCTTACGAAGCAACTTTTTGCGATGATGCACCAGATACTTTGGACCAACAAATTTTGGAAAAACGTTTCCCCAAGGATCGCCAGTTTGCCGATAAGATTCCTGGTATGGTCGAAGCATTTGCTTATCTACTTCTTGAGCGTCGTAAGAAAACAAGAAAGCATTTCGAGCCAGCAAAGGTCAAAATGGCAACAGAAGGGTACCGCAAGAAAAACGATATCTACCGACAGTTCATCGAGGAAAGTATTATCGACGATGCAAAGAAAAAGATATCATTGTTGGAATTGTACACATCATTCAAGGAATGGTTCAAGGAGAGTTTGCCAAATCATCAAATTCCTATCAAAAACGATGTACTTATTTACTTTACCAAGTCTTGGGGCGAACCAGGCCGGGGCGTGAAATGGGTGGGTAAAAGAATGAGAACTCTACAAGATGATATCAATTCGGGTGAAGCAATGGTACTTGAAGATGAAGATTTTGACGAAGAAAATCTACCTGATATCTAAATTTCATTTATATTCTAAAAAGAATGAAAATGAAAAACTATCGTTAATTCTCTCTAAAAATCAGAGATGAGCTTATACGATATCAAAAACGTAAATAAATTACAATTTGGAATAATGTCCTCAGCGGAAGTTGAGAAAAATTCGGTAGTAGAAGTAAATTCTGCGAAGATAAGCAGTGACAATATGGACCACACTGTCTATGACGCGCGTATGGGATCAATGGAAATGAACGTAACATGTCCAACGTGTAATCACAATTCAAAAGAATGTCCTGGTCATTTTGGACATATTAAGTTATGTGTACCGGTGGTGCATCCACTATTGTATAAATTCGTATTGGCTTTACTTAAAGTATTTTGTCACAAGTGTTCAAGATTTCTGTTAACCGAAGAAATGGTCAAACTCCACGGATTTATGAAGTATACTCGTAATATCAGATTTCAAAAAATTTTGAAATTTATCGAAAAAAGTAGGACTTGCATTCATTGTCTAGCACAACAACCAAAGATGACTTTTTCACCAACTGAGACTTGTTTTTTGATGGCTCACAAGGATACAGCCAAAGATCAAAAATTGGTGATTAGTGCTGATGAAATATACAAAAAATTTGATAATGTCTTAGAAGAAGAAGTTAGGTTACTAGGATTCGATCCTACACGGATGCATCCGAGAAATCTTATAATTTGGAACCTACCCGTTTTACCACCTATCGATCGTCCTTATGTGGTAGCAGCCGAGATGACGTGTGACGATGATATTACCATCCAGTATGGAGAAATAATTAAGATCAACGCTCATCTAGCTAATCCACAAACTCCTCATAACAAGAGACAGAAGTATTTCCAATCTCTCAAATTTAGGATTAAATGTTTGTTTGACAATAGTCAAAATAAGGCTAAACACACGAATGGTAGACCTTTCAAGGGAATGAAGAAAAGAATATCCGGCAAAGAAGGTCAAGTCAGAGGTAATTTACAAGGAAAAAGAGTTGAACAGGCGGGAAGAACTGTTATCGGTCCGGATCCAACTCTTAAGTTCGGACAAATTGGCATTCCCATCGAAGTTGCTCAAACACTGACAGTAGCCGAAAATATCAACGCTTATAACATAGAAAAAATGCAAGATCTCGTCGATAAAGACAAGGTAAATGCTGTATTAAGAGGTAAGTCAAGAATCCGAATGAAATATGCTACACGCAGTCCTGGGACTAAATTAGAGATTGGGGACGAAATCAAAAGATTAGATCAAAATGGAGTCGAAGAAACAATTGCGTTGGTACAAGTTTCTTTCTTGTTAAAAGAGGGTGATAAAATTTTTAGGAAAGGTGTGCAAATCAAAACAGTTTTACCGAAAAAGAAAAAATTTGCGTTACAAATTGGTGATAAAATAGAAAGACAGTTAATGAATGGTGATATTGTTCTCCTAAATCGTCAGCCGACACTGCACAAGGGTTCTATGATTGCTCACGAGGTGGTTATATTGCCAGGTAAAACTTTTAGGTTCAATTTGTCTATTACAAGTAGTTTCAATGCCGATTTCGATGGTGATGAAATGAATATCCATGTCCCCCAAGATCCGAGAGCTCGCGCGGAATTACGTGAGTTGTCTCATGCCAAAAAGATTTTAGTTTCAGCACAATCAAGTAAAGCAAATGTGAAAATTGTACAGGATTCCTTGTTAGGTAATTTTCTGATGACGCGTCATGCGAACGTGTTGATTCCCAGAGAACAATTTTGGAATATCTGTGCAAAGGGTTCGGGTTGGACCACGGAATTTATACTCAAAAAATTGAGACACATCGAAAGAGTTCTCAAGAGATTAGGGAATCCCCAAGAATTGTACTCTGGTAGAAGTCTATTTTCAATGATGTTACCATATGACTTCATTTACAAAAAGAGAAACAATGCGAGCACTGAAGAACCAATAGTCGAGGTCATTGAAGGAGTTTTAATCAAAGGAGCTATTAGCAAAGCCGATCTAGGTGGTGGTCATTCATCTATGTTACGCCTAGTAATCAAAGAATATCCGGTAGATGTTGCAACGGCCTTTATAGATAACTTACAATTCATTCCCAATGCTTGGTTGGTCTATCGGGGGTTCTCAGTGGGTATTAAAGACTGTATAGCGAGTGAAGAAAAGGAGATTCAAGCTGCTATTGGTAAATGTTTTATCGAAGCAACAATGGCCGAAAAAACTACTAGTAATCCACTTATCAAGGAAGCGAAAATCAACGAGGCACTGAGCAAAGCTAGGGATATTGGGATGAAATTGGCTAAAGATGCACTTACTGAAGACAATAATTTTATTTCAACAGTTACATCAGGTTCAAAAGGAGACTACTTCAATATAGCTCAAATTGCTGGATTGTTGGGACAGCAAAACTTTTCGGGCGGAAGAATCAAACCAGCTCTCAACAAAGGTAGACGTTCCATACCTCATTACAATTTCGGAAAACTCAACCAAGAGACCGAATATGAGTCTAAAGGTTTTGTAAAGAATTCTTTTATGCACGGTCTAACTCCCGAGGAAACATGGTTTCATGCTATCACGGGGAGAGAAGGGGTTACTGATACTTCGATGAAAACATCTAGAACGGGTTATATTCAAAGAAAGTTAATTAAAGTAGGCGAAGATCACCAAGTTCACTACGATCATTCCGTGAGAGCTGCTAATGGTTCGATTATTCAGTTTGTTTATGGCAACGACGGTTTGGATGGTTCAGAGACAATAGTTATTGATGGAAAACCAGCTATATGTAACATGGGTAGAATCGCGAATAAGTACAATCTTATTCATGAGAGACATACACGATGTTCCAATAAATGGAAAAGATTAACGCAGAGATTGATAGACACACCAGCCGGTTATTCGAGTGCCTCTCCGGACGAAGATGATTCCGTCGAGGGAGAAGATTCAAGTAGTAATAGTTCCAACTCATCCTCCCCGGAGGTTGACAGCAGTAGTAGCGATGCGGTAACTAGTAGCCAAGAAGATGAAAGTGATGTTTCGGAAATTGGCTCTGAAGAGGATGAATGTTCGGAAGATGAAGACGGGGAATCCGAATTAGATATTAGTGAAGACGAATGGGACGAAGACGAAGACGAAGACGAAGACGAAGATGAAGATGACGTCTAAAAAATTGTATTTTATTTAAGAATAAATAAAATGCATCTTTGGTATGATACCAGGGAAGGACTAGACCATGATAGATACCCTACAATTGGATGGATGTTTCCATGTTATATATGTAACAGTCCAACATCAAAATACAAGACGCTTGTTAGAAATGGCTTAGAGGATATTGATGTTCAATGTTGTAAAAATTGTAACATTAAAAGATTGGATTTACATCAATTCAATCCAAGATATTTTATTAGGTATGCCGACGACAAGCACTCAAATCGCTAAAAGAGTTCCAAGGAACACCAATTGTCTTAACGCATCCAGAGCCTTCATTAACAAAACTACTACAAACTCTCACGCAAGCTTCTTTACTCCCGTGCTCCCCGTATACATTAGGTTTACATCCTTGATTTCCACACGACCATTTATTATCACCAGCGACCAAATTAGTTGGGGAAGATTCATTTGAAAAATACAAAATCACAAAAGAAACTATGGCTAAAACAGTAACTACTAGGACAGGTATTATCATTCTTTTTATATTAACGATTTTTAAAAATGATTTAAATGTTACTTGGACCAAACAAAATAAGGAAAATGAGCACGATAGAAAATTTAGTAAATTCACACATGTCAGTATTCTTCCAGCAAATTAATCAAAGATATAGTGTTCCGGTGTCGGAGTTAGATGAACTGTGGCGAGCACAAATCGGCCAACTAGGAAATGCGGTAGTGGGTTTGGTTATCGAGAACACAACCAGTTCTTCCACTGGTCTATTGCCTAATGATTCTGTCTCACCGGACACACAAACCAAAGAATATTCAGAAGAGTATCTAATTACGTGTAGCACGGCCGAGTTGAAGGCCATCTGCAAAAGTAAAAAGTTGAAAAAATATAGCAAGTTGAAAAAGATAGAATTAATTGCATTCATTACAAATAAGAATGTGGGGGATATAAAACCTGTAACACCGAAAAAGAAAGCCAAGAAAAAGAAAGCCGAACCCAAAGTTACACAAGTTGTCAAGAACGTAATTCCCAAGAGTATAGAAATTAGGAGAAATGATAATGGAGATTATATGCACGTCCCTACCAAATTGGTATTCCACAAAGAAACCAAACAAGTCGTTGGTAGATATGAAGATGGAAAAGAAGGTTTCAAACAACTCACATTGGAAGATATAGAAACTTGTAAACAATATAATTTTTCATATGAACTCCCGGAAAATCTTATTGGTAACAACGTGAACAAAGGAAAAAGTAAAAAAGAAGAGGATGATGCAGCTTTCGAAAAGTCGTTAGACGACATGGTAGCAGAGGAAGATTTGGACATCAATGAAGAAGAGGAAGATTTGGACATCAATGAAGATGATGAGGAAGTCGTTAAGGATGATGAGGAAGTCGTTAAGGATGATGAGGAAGTCGTTAAGGATGATGAGGAAGTCGTTAAGGATGATGAGGAAGTCGT